GTGGCTTTAAGCGTTATGTGGTTAGACAAAAACAAGGGAAAAATAACCGAAAAAGAAGTAACGAAAGCGGATAGTAACGGACTAGAAGCGAGGTTACGCGGCGGTACCATAACCTTTATTTACCGATTCTATTTAGAGGATCAGAACGGGAAGAAAACGCGGCCTAAAATGACTCTAGGCCAGTACCCGAAAATTTCACTAAAGGAAGCGCGGCAGCTACGCGACAAATACGCCAGGATGGTAGAGGAAGGTCACGATCCCAGGAAGAAGCGCGAAGCCGAAAAGCTAACCAATAGGGCCGCCTGCACCCTAGACGAACTATACGACCACTGGTACCAGGTAAAGGGCAATAAAAAGGTTTCAGCCAAGCAGCACTACAGAACCTACGAAATCCACATGAAAAAGAAATTCGGCAAGATGCTATACACCGACATTTCAGTAAGCAGCATGGCCGAACACCTAATAGGAATTGCAAAAGGTAGCCCAGGCATAACCGACAGGATCCTAGCCGATATGCGAAGCGTAATTGACCACGCCAACATAGTAGGTTTGCTAAACAACGAAAATAATATGTTTAAGCAGTTCAACCGAAAAAGCCTAGGCATAGTTAGAAAGCGGGGTAAGCGCGTATTAAGCGCTAACGAAATAATGGTTTTTTACCGCGTACTAAACGAGTCGAACATAAACAAGAAGAACGCGGCCATAATCGAACTATTACTATTCTACGGTTGCAGGGGCGGCGAACTACGGGTAACAGAGCGAAGCTGGGTTGACTACGAAAAGATGCGCTGGACGGTTCCGGCCTGGGCGCACAAGACAGGACACAAAGCAGGGGAGGAAGTAGGCGACGAACTCGTAAGGCCAATAATCCCCGAAGTAGTGCCACTATGGAAAACACTAGAGAATTTCACCGACAGCAAATACCTATGTACGACGATGAAAACGAAGATAGAGCCAGGCAAGGAACCCATGAAGCCAAGCGCACTACAAAGCATAGCCAGGACAGTAGAGGAATACGCCGTAAATAACTTTGTGGTGAACGACAACCCCTTTCATTGGGATCATTGGAGCAACCACGACCTACGCCGCACCATGAGAACGTTTTGCGGTAACTTCGGCGAATGGGCCGTTTGCGAAAGGATGGTAGCACACGCGCTACCAGGCGAAGCCGACGTATACGATTTAAACCAGTACCTAGAGAAAATGGAAACGGTTTATAGATATTGGTGGAAGCTATTGAAGCGACTAGAGCAACAAGACAAGGTATTGGCCGACCTAATGGACGGCGGCAAATGGAAAGAGGTTAGAGAAAGGATAGAACCCGAAGCGAATGTAGTTAACCTAAAAGCGGTATAAAAAAAGGCGGGGGATCCCGCCTTTCTTTTTAGCTAGCTTTTCGCTGTTCCAGTTCCCAAGCATGAACCGCTTCACGGTCGTAGAACGCTACGCGTTTTGTAAACGCAGGCATCGGGAAGTTTTCAACCTGACGCCAATGTAAAAGGGTACGTTTCGAGATCCCGCCATAACGCTCACAAAGTTGGTTTGTAGAATAGTAACCGCTAGACATAGGAACCACATTTTCTACGCTTTCGTTTGAGTTATGCACATTTCACCTCGGCTAGTTTTCTTTCTTCTAAAATCTGTTCGTGTTGTTTTTTAAGGTCGGTAATTTTCACGTATTTAGTAACCATATTACCCAGGGAACCAGGCGCGAAAATCACATAGCACGACCCCTTTGTTTGGTTGCCGTGGGGCTTGCCGGTATCGGCCCTAATAAACTGGATCCGGCCAGAGTGCTTTTTGCCGTTTTCATCAATAGCGCCAGTAACTACGCGAATTTCCGAAGCATCGTTAGGCCACCAGGCCGCATCCGGCGTGTGCGGGATAAGTAGAACCGAAATAATGTGGTTTTTCTCCGCTTCTAGTTTCGCCTTTTCTAGCCATGGCGGTATATCCGAATACGGGGGATTAATCCAAACAGTACGCCCCGCGAAAGGCAGTAAGCGCGACGCCCAACAACAAGAAAGGGCATCATCTTTAATGGTTAAAAATTGCGGTACCTTTGCATTTTCGACACTCGCTGCAGCATCTAACCCGAAATCAAATTCAGCATCTAACGGCGTAAACGCAAAATCGGGAGTGCGCCACGAATCACGAATAGACACATCAGTAGTTGAACCAGTAAAACCACGCGGCATTACAGCACCCCCACAGCGCGAAGATTGCGCTCAACTTTCTTTAAGCTATGCAGGCAAACCGACGCCTTAGCGATAACCAGGCCATGAGCCAGTTCTTTTAATTCGGGATAGTAACCCACACGTTCACGAACCTTTCGAGCGCAACGTTTAACCGCTTGGGCTTGATCACGCCCTTCTACACGCGCCATTTCACGCGCTAAACATAGAGTGACAATTTCACCTAAACCACGAATTCTAGGATCCATAACAACACCTCACAAGGCGGGGCCGAAGCCCCGACCGATACTAAATTTGTTCCGACTGAATTTGTTTTTTACGGCGCTTGTACGCGTCGATTAGATGGGTTCTTTCAAAATCCGAAAGGCTACCATCAGCAATAGAGTTGCTAACTTCTTGGCTAATATTCGAAAGTTCATCTAGCAACGTAGACGACTCGATAGCGCCCAGGAAATCGACCGCTTTGCTAGATAGCGAATCTTCAACCACTTCATTAAGGGTTTCAGAATTAGAGTCAGCATTCGCAGCAGGGGCCGGATTAACATCACGAATACGCGGCGAGGTATCGTGCAATTCATCCGGCGTATAAACACCCATAATAACCGAGGGGCAATACAGACGCGCCCAACGCTTTACAGCGAGGTAGGCTAGTTGCTGTTTTGGATCCGACGCCCAAAGCGTAGAGTTTCTAACTTGCGCCTGGGTAAGTAGTAGTTCCAGGTAGCGCGGTTCTTCCTCACCGGCAAGCGTAGCAAAAACGCGAATACCTAAGCCTTCTTCATCGGCATGATTCCAGGCCGGGACTTTGTAAGGCTTACCATCACGGTTTTTTATTTCTTTAAATTTACCGATAACACGCGACCATTCGCCAAACCATTCATAGTGGAACGAACCACGAATAGCGCGAGAAGAAGAAATAACGGCATTCACAAGCTGCGCTTCATAGCCAAGGGTACCCGATACCAGGTGCGTTTTTTGGGCCACAGCAAACGGGTTCATACCCCATTGCGCCGCCTGCATAGCTACAGCGAAACAATCGCCTTTATTGCCCTGTAAATGCTTAGGAATAGTAGCCGCACCCTGGGCCATAATATCGGCAACTTTGCCAATTTGAGTCATAGCCTGGACGTCTAGCATTAAATCGGTACCGCCCGTTTCGGCAGCGTTAGTCATTTCGGTATTTTCAATATTTTGAACAGCATTCATTAGGCAGCAATCCCCATTTCATCAGTGTTAATTGTAGATTCGAGTTCTTCTAGTTCCTTGGCTTCCCAAGGCTTTAAGCCCATTTCAACAGGCCGGTTTGTATAGCCTTCAAAATGGTTAAATTCGATAGCGACAGATAGGTCGAGCAGGGCCTTACGGTAAACGAGGTAGCCCAGGCGGCGCGCTTCATCGTCAAAGGTAAGCGGAGCAGTACAGACAAACGGCGCCTTCTTTTCGACGGCCAGGAACGAAAAGCCCTTTTTGCCGGTAATATCCAAATAGATAGCATCTTGCATGTGATACATAAGGCGTTTAGCAGTACGGGTAAATTCGCTAGGTTCAGCGCTAGCAGCGGTTTTTACATCAACCAGTAAATCGCCTAGTTCGTAATCGGGGCGGCATTTGATGATCAAGCCGGTTTCCACATCACGTTTGAAGTAAGAGACTTCGGCACGACCGCCAGTAAGCAGCTTTTTACCAAACGGGTGAGACATAACCGAATCACGCATACCGTGGCAGTTTTTGAAATCATCCGCGGTGATAATAGTTTTGTCGGGATTTTCTTCTTTGAACGCATCCCAGGCCTTACCGCGACGTACCTTAATTTCGCTAGGCTGAACCACAAATTCAGCGTTGAATTTCTCGGGCTCCAAAATAAGGCCATGACCAGCCTTACCCACATCAAACGCTTTTGATTCTTCGCGTTCCATTTCGCCGGTAACATACATAGCCTGGTATTTTCGAGGGCATTCTAAGAACAGTTTTAATTTAGACGTACTAACGCCTATAGCGCGGTGATAGACCTCACCGTTAAGGTTTGGCTTAACTAACATTTCGCCAGGCTTAAGAGCCTCAAGCAGCTTATTTAAACGCGTAACTTGACCTTTAATAATGGATTCTTTCACAGTAACCCCCTAAGAATTAACGATTGATAGAGTAGGACGAGCGACAGGGCGACCAGCTTCAAAAGGGCGGTCGTTTAAATGCAAGCGGTACGAACCGAAGCTACCCGACACGAACCAGTAGTAACCAGCGTACAAGCCAGTCTCAGCGATAAAGTTTTCCTCGAACCAGTAAGACGGCCCGAAGTTATTAAGTTGGTCTTGGAGAGCGCCGATTGCAGCTAATAAACGAGACTTAGCACGTTCAGTTCGGTTCGTTTGAAACAGCATCACACCGAAGCGAATTTTTAGCATAAGGTTCTGCTCAAGCAGCTTCTTAGACGGCGACAAAACCCTTGTTTCAGTAGCATTTTTCATGTTAATTTAACCCCGTTGGTTTGGGCCATATAACGGCCCGTTTGCATTGGAAACCCGCCCCGCCAGGCGGGTTTTTTTATTTCCATTCCGGCGCATACTTCGGCCTTCCTTAGAACAATATCGCACTACTGCGCTGTATTGCGTACTCAATAGTACGGAAAAACGAACTTAATGCAATAGGGTAAATAGCGTTTGACGAACTCATAAGCGCAAAACGAACTGTAACGTTTTGATTATCCGAATTATTTTTTCAATAAATATTTGTAAATTTTTTTGTAGGCATAAAAAACCCCGCCTAAAGCGGGGGTTGTAGCATCGGGAAGATATAAGGCGCGGGGCGGGTTGCGCCTACAGTCGCTTTAAATTAAGAGGATAAACAAACAGGTTTCACTTCAACGTTTTTGAACTCGCTAACCAAATCATTAATCTGTTCAACCACAGATTCGGCGTCACCAGCATCCAACACGACAAAGGCGCGGTGGCGAAAAGAATCCTTTTTTTGGCGTGGTAGATCAAAGAAGGCCGCCAATTTCGTATTAGTACATTCCATTCGAAAGTCCTTTAAACTCAAAGCATAACGATACTACGGACGACGAATACTATCAGAATGGTTTTGTTTTTCAAACATACGTATGGGAAAACGAACTAAAAATTTAATATTTTTTTCATAAGTAGGCGCTATATAGCGCCACAACGCCACACTACACGACCGCAGATATTAACGTTTTCTTGCTGGCCAGGCGCAACGGTAGACTTAGAGCCGCGCTGAGCATCAACAACCGACCAGGAGCCGTCAAGTTCGATGAAAATTTGTAGCACGTTAAACCCGCCAACATGCGACACAACATAGAAGCCGCCAGATTCAGTAACAGATTGCGCCGCAGTATCAACAACAACGCTATCGCCTAGAGCCACTACAGGTTCGCCAGAGCGAGAACTCGCCTTAACCCAAGCTAACGCACTAGGAGAAGAAGCCAGGGTAACAACCAGGCTATGCACTACAAAGCAATCATCGAAATCATATTCGCCAGGGCCAGCTAGGCGAGGTAGGCGAACCAGTTTTCCTTTTACTTCTTCAAATTCATTTATTTCCCAGGCAGCAGGCAAAGAATCGCAGAAAGCCGAGTCGCTATTTGATAACGGCGAACCTTTACCATCCATAAGCCAATCTTGGGTACAGCGAAGCACCTTACAAATCTTATTAACGTACTCGCCGCGTGGCATAGCACGACCAGAGAACCAAGCGCTAACGGTAGACTTAGCAGCCCCAGTTTTACGATGAATATCAGCCTGAGTAACACCCAATTCACTTGAACGAGTGTTAATACGAGCCGCCACTTTTTGAGCAAATACAGAGCTATCCATAAATAAATAAACCTTAAACAATTAATCCTACCCATTACGAACCGGCGCAGGCATCCAAACCAACCGGCAGCGAATCACGACCCGATGTAAGCAATAGGTGAACTTACAACGAACCGAAACTTACCGCTTTTACCGAAAACAAAACTCACTAATGAGCCATTATCCCTAAATGAAAAAGCGGATAAATTATTCTTTTGGTTATTTCCATCCCGCGATATTTAACGCCTAACAATTTACTCGCCCCCAAATAAGGGGCGGCGAAGCGTAGGCGGTAATACCGAGCAAGGCGAACAATAGCACACCTGAATTTATTTTAAGCGAACGTTGCAATTAGCGAAAAACGATCATAGAGTTCGTAAGACACTACTACCGAAAACAAAACTCAGGTGAAAACATGACTAAAAGCGAAGCAATAGAATACTTTGGTTCCCAAAAGGCCATGTGCGAAGCACTACAACGCGCCAAATCAACCGTTTCAAACTATCCCGAGACACTACCACGCGGGATTCAATTCGAAATCCAAGTAAAGACAGGCGGCCAACTGCAAGCCGATTCTTGCTTTTTCGAGCCAGGCAGCAAAGCCGCATAACCAACATAAGGAAATACTAGCCAATGCAAACCAAAACTAACAGCAATAAAGGTGCAATGAATTTAGCGACTATTTTGTCGGCTATTTGCGAACACGGAAACACCAAAGCAGCCGACGCCGTAGGACGCGACGCAGCATACATTTCCCGAGTAAAGAACGGGGAGCGCTCACTAAGCCTAGAAGAATTCGCCAACCTACTAGCCGGAGTGGGCCTAGAAGTAGGAGACACAAGCGAACACACCATAACAATAGAACGCCAGCTATTCGAAAGCCTAAGCTACCTAGCGAAAATAGCACTACGCCAGGGCAGCGTTCATCAAAGCGCGGAGATAGTGCAGTAATGACACACGCCGAAATAACGGCCCTATTAGACCCGAGCCTTTCATCACAAGCAAAAACGCTATACCTAGCGTTACGCTACTGTTGCGACTTCAAAACAGGCGTAGCAAAAGCCAGCTACAGCAAGCTAGCACAGCTATGCACATACGAACCCCCTGCGAAGTCAAAAGAAGAAACCATAGTACCGACCAGAAAGCAGCTTAGGCACCTAATCACAAAGCTAGAAAAAGCCGACCTAATCGTAAAATTAGAAGCCGGTAACGCTACTACAGGAACGGTCGCGAAATGGTCACTCCCCCTAGTAAAAGGCAATTTAACAGGGGCCGCGCAAAACAACCCAACAGGGGCCGCGCAAAGCCCAGTAAATACGGGGGATGCAGAGCTAACAGGGGCCGCGCAAAAAGATGTAACAGGGGCACAAGAGGGGCCTAAGAGGGGCCGCGCACAGGGGCCGCGTAAACCCCACGCAAATAAAGGGCTACAGCCGCAACAGGGGCCGCGTCAAAATCCGCAACAGGGGCCTATATCTGGTATATCTGATAAATATATATATATAAATGGCACCGAACAAAATTTCGACAACGGCCTAGCCCCAATAAAAGCCAGCGAACTTCAACTAGACCAGGAAATGGTTTCAATGGCTCGCCTAGTAGGACTAGTTACACCACTAGAAAACCTACAACTCATTTTTATCGATTTCACCAGCCACAAAAACAAACGCCACCTAGTACAGACTAAAGCCGATTGGTTAGCCGATTGGCGTGGGTGGTGCGCAAAAGCGAAGTTATACAACGCCGGAGTGAATACCAATGCAAACAACAGCAGACCTTATCAACCTAGCCAGCAACCCAAAAACGCTACAGCGAAAGTCCTATCAATCGCCAAGCGCAGAGCCGCAAACGGTGGATTCGAAAGTGACGGCTTTGAGTAACGAACTAATGGTTACAGCTATACCCATGTTCGCAGCCTATACAAACGACTTCTCGCAGAAGTGGGGCGAAAACCTAGACGACTTCGCTAACGAACTAGCGGAGCGACTAATTAGAAACCAGGTAGGCAGAAAGGGCCTACACCGAGGTATGGAACGCTTCAAGAAGCAATGCACCGGTAAGAACAAATGGATGATAAATCCCGAGGAATTCGCACAGCTTTGTAAACCTAAACCAGAGGACGCCGGAATCGCGCCACTACAAGCGTGTATCGACGAAATACAACAAGCGAGGGCCAAAGCAAGGCACCAGGAAAAACACACCTACAGCCACCGTGTAGTTGAGTTAATGGATTCTCGCATCGGTTACAACCTCTACCAGCTAACGCCTGCAGAGTTCCAAAAACTAGCGGCCACCGAATACGAATACTGGTGTAAACGCGCACTAAACCGCGACCTACCAGAAAAAACGCTAACGGCCCTAGAGCATAAGCGCGAACCCGAACTACCAGAACACCTAAAAAACGCCAAGCCAATAGCGCAAAACACGCCATTTGGTAAGCGTTTAGCGGCACTAGGCCAAGGTTTAGCAGAGCGTAAGCGCAAGGTGGCCCAATGAGCGTGAACATTTGCCAGCAACCCAAAGAGCAGCAAGAAGCCATAGAACGCGACAAACAGGCCGCCTTTTGGGCTAACCAGATAAAACACCGCAAGACCACAAGACACAAGGTATTCGCGGAGATTCAAGCGACCGGCGACCTAGAGGTTATAGACCACCTAATAACCCGAGTACGCCACTACCTACAAGTTATGGGAGTGAACACTAAGAGCGTGAACACTCCACAGTTAAAAGCGAAGCGACAGCAGAGAAGCCGCGTGGCTGTTCGCGGCAACCGCCCCGAGATGGCAGGGAGCAGAAAGGCAGGATCAAGCGACGGGCTTTGGTCAACGCCAATCAACTGATCGGGAACAAGCGGGAGTAAGCAGCTAGGCCAGAAGTCATACATGCCAGGAGGTACCGCGCCTGGGGCCGAAACGCGGTAAATCTAAACAACGAGGTACCAATGAGCGCAGCAAGAAAACTAAACATCGAGGACGACGAACAAATAGCCCTAATCCAATGGGCCGAGCTTTGCAAACTACCCGAGTCGCCAACGGTAATCACAGGTTCAACCGTAGCCGATTACCTTTTTCACATACCCAACGGCGGCAAGCGAGGAAAGCGAGAGGGGGCCAGATTTAAGCGTATGGGCGTTAAACGCGGAGTAAGCGACCTTTTCCTACCCGTACCGCTACACGGCCACTGTGGGCTATGGATAGAACTAAAAGCGCCATACCGCAACAGCAAAGACAAGAACCGACCTACCAAAGAGCAGCGCGAATGGCTCGAAAAAATGGATAAGGCCGGTTACATAACCGCCGTTTGCTACGGCTGGCTACAAGCAAAAGAAATCATCAAACGCTACCTGGAAAACAAACTATGAACTTAGATAACTACGAACCGCAAAGCGTATGGGAACGTGATCTAGCGCACTACATAGGATTGAAAGCACTTCTAAGGTTAGAGCGAGAGTACGGCGGCCAGTACATATACATACGGGCCAACGAACCAGACCCAAACCTTTGCTACGCAATAGGCCCAACCGCAGCACGACAGTTAACCGCCCACTTTGGCGGTTCTGATATCTATGTACCCCGAGTAACGCTAATACGCATACGTAACGACGAAATAAAGCGTGGTCGAAACACGGGTAAAACCATTCACGAACTAGCGGCAAAATTCCGGCTATCTACTCACCAAATAAGAAAAATAATAAAACAGAGAAGATATGAGCCAAACGCACACAACCGCAACGCCGTGGGTTAACGGCATAATCGCAGTTTCAATGCCGCTTGTAGTAGCGGCCATTTCCGGCTTAACGGCCTGGCTAATGAAGCTGGACGACCGGCAGTACGCCATAAACCAGAACTACGTTAGCAAGGCCGAATTAAAACAGACCATACAGAACCTTTCGCAGCTAATCGAAGAACGGCGCAAGCAGCAAGAAGCCGCCGACAACCAAATCCTACAAGAAGTACGCAACACTAACGCGGCCGTTCAGAAGCTAGCCATAAACCTAGAACGGAGAACCCGCATTGAGAAATAAACTTCACTACGGGCTAGAAAGCATCGATCACGCCCGAGAACTCGCACACCTAACATGCCAGGTATTAGGCTACGGCCAGAACCAGGCAGCCCCCGCGCTACTACTCGAAACCGCCTGCGCCGAAACGCAGCTAGGCCAATACCCCGATAACTACGCGCCAGAGGGCCACGGCCTACACCAGTTCGACACAATAGCAATCGTGGACGTACAGCAGCGCACCAGGCGAAAAGACCGCTTCGCCATACAAAACGCCCTAGGCGTAGACATTCTACAAGTAACGCCAGCCAGCATTAGCAAAAGCCCCCTAGAGTCTTTCATCTTTTGCCGACTGAAATACAAGCTACGCCCCGAAATCATCCCCGACGACATAGTAAGCCGCGCCGTTTACTGGAAACGCTTTTACAACACCCACGCAGGCAAGGGAACAATCGACCACTACCTAGATAGTGCCGAGCGCATCCTATACCCGCACCTAAGCAACCAAGAAGAACAAGAGGTACCGCACAAATGCCGACTCTACTAACCATCCTACTAACCACACTAAAAGAAATCCTACTAGCCCTAGTGGCAAAAGTAGCCTGGAAAGCAATCGCCGAGCGCTTCATTACCCGCGCCGTCGTTTGGGGCCTAAAGAAGCTACGCGACTATTCAACCAACGACGTTGTAGACGAAACCCTAACCGACGTAATCAACAGCCTAAGCGGTAAAAGGCTGCACGTAATCGACAACGAAATCGTGAAGTAAAACCCTACCAGGCGGCCCAACCAAGGGCCGCTTTGCTCCTATAAGAACAAGAACGAGGACACCATGAGTAAAGCAAACTGGGAAAGCCGAATAATCGAGAGCCGCATGGTTAACGCCAGGGAAATTCTCGCCAACCCTAACAACTTTCGTAAGCACCCTAAGCACCAGAAAGAAGCGCTAACCGGCGTACTAAACGAGATAGGCTGGATCCAAGACGTAATAGTAAACAAGACAACCGGCCACCTAATCGACGGACACCTACGCGTAGAACTCGCCGCAAAAGACGACGGCGACGTACCCGTAAAATACGTAGAGCTAACCGAGAAAGAAGAAAAGATAGCGCTAGCTAGTATCGACCCAATAAGCGCACTAGCCGAGCAAGATCAAGACATGCTCGACGACCTAATAGAGCAAATAGGCACCGTAGAGGACGACGACCTAAGCGAGTTCCTAGACAGCCTACTAAGCGACGAGGAAGAACCCGAAAGCCCCGAAGAACTAGCCGAGCAGGCCAGGGAAACACTAGCCGAGCGCTTCATCGTACCCCCATTTTCAGTCCTAGACGCCAAACAAGGCTACTGGAACGAGAGAAAACGCGCCTGGCAAAGCCTAGGCATACAAAGCGAACTAGGACGCGACGACGCCCTAACATACGCCGTAAGCAGCCAGCCCCCGCACGTATACGAGTTTAAAAACGCCGTAGAAAAGGACATAGGCCGAAAGCTAACCTGGAAAGAGTTTGCAGAGAAATACCCCGAAGAAATAACCCTAACAGGTACCAGCATCTTCGACCCCGTACTAACCGAGGTTTTGTATTCCTGGTTTTGCCCCCAGGGCGGCAAGATACTCGATCCATTCGCGGGGGGAAGTGTACGCGGCGTAGTAGCCGGTTTCATGGGGTACAACTACACCGGCGTAGAACTACGCCCCGAGCAAGTAAAGGCCAACCAGCGCCAGGGCCGAACCATACTAGGCGAACACGCAACCGCCCAATGGATAAACGCCGACAGCCGAACCATTCCCGAAGTAATCGACCAGGACGAAGAATTCGACCTAGTATTCTCTTGCCCCCCATACGCCGACCTAGAGGTATACAGCGACGATCCAAACGACCTAAGCACCCTAGGCTACGCCGAGTTCGTAGAAGCCTACACAGACATAATCAAGAAAGCCTGCGACAAGCTAAAAGACAACAGCTTCGCGGTATTCGTAGTAGGCGAAGTGCGCAACAAGAAAGGCGGGTACTACGGGTTCGTACAGGACACCATAGCCGCATTCGAAGCCGCAGGCCTGGACTACTACAACGAAGTAATCCTACTAACCAACATCGGCAGCAACGCAATCAGAGCAGCCGGACAATTCACCAAATCACGCAAGCTAGCCAAGGGCCACCAGAACGCCCTGGTATTCGCCAAAGGTTCGCCGGTACCGCAAGCCATAGCCGGACTATCTAGCGCCATAGCCGACCACTTCAACGACCACAGGCACGTTTTCAAAGCCTACGAGAACGTAATGGTTTTCTGTAAAGGCGACCCAAAAGAAGCCACGGCCAAAATCGGCGACCCCGTAACGCTAGACGTTGACGACCTAATAACGGAGACAATGAACGGTGAATAAGACGCAGATAGTGCAGAACATTACCGCAGCCGAAGCAAAGCCCCGGATCATAGATATGCGAAAACAGGGCTTTAGCATCCGGCAAATAGCCAAGCAGCTAGGCAAAAGCGTCGGCTGGGTACACAAGCACGAAAAGAAAGCCCTAGAAGAACTCGCCGAAGAAACCAAGGAGCAAACGCAAGAATACAAGGCGCTACAAATCGCCAGGTACGAAAACATGCTCCTATACCTACAGCCGCAAATCAAAAAGGGGAACACCAAAGCGATAGAAGCGGCCAGGCGAATACTAGACAGCCTATCAAAGCTAGTAGGGGCTAACGCGCCAGTGAAACTCGCAGCCACGGACAAAGAGGGCGAGGACGTAGACACCGGCGGGATTTTCGTCGTACCAGCAGTAGCGGGATCAGTAGACGAATGGTTGCAGCAGTACACCAAGAAAGACCAATAGCATGGCGGCCCCAACGAGGGCCGCAAGAAGCGCTACTAGCCTGCCCAATCGAAGATATACTCTACGGCGGTTCACGCGGTGGAGGTAAAACCGACGGCTTTTTAGGGAAGTGGGGCCAACGCTACCAGCTATACGGGGGCGGCCTACGGGGTATCTTTGTTCGCCGTACCTACGACGAACTAGACGAAGTAGTAGCGCGTAGCCTAGAGATATACCCGCACATAGGCGGGGAATGGCTAGCGGGTAAACGCACCTGGCATTTCCCAGGCGGCGCACGTTTGAAAATGCGTTCACTAGAGCGCGACCAGGACGCGGCCAAGTACCAGGGCCACAGCTACACGGACGTATACATAGACGAAGCCGGTAACTTTCCCGACCCAGGCCCCATCGACAAGCTACGGGCTACACTACGTAACCCCCACGGCATACCGAGCAGCTTCAACCTATCCGCTAACCCAGGCGGCCCAGGCCACGAATGGCTGAAAAAGCGCTACTTCGATCCAGCGCCAGAGGGCTTCACCCCGATAATAGACGACGTAACCGGCGAAGCGCGGATCTACATACCTAGCCGCCTAGAGGATAACCATATCCTCATGGAAACCGACCCCAACTACAAAAAGCGAATCATGCAATCCGGCCCGAGTTGGCTAGTCCAGGCATGGCTTAAAGGGGATTGGAACGCAACGCCAGAGGGCGGCCTAATCAAAGCGAAGTGGTTTAAGAAGTACGACAAGCCGCCTACGGAATTTTTACGGGTAGTTATAAGCCTAGATACAGCTTACAAAGCAGAACAGCACAACGACCCGAGCGTAGCGTCGGTGTGGGGAGAAACGGCCCAAGGCTACTACTTGCTATACGTATGGCGCGACCGCGTAGAGTACCCCGAACTAAAGCGCGTACTAGCGAACCTCTACTACAAATGGAACGCAGACGCGGTATTAATCGAGGACAAGGCAAGCGGCCAATCGCTAATACAAGAAGCCAGGAACGGGATCGTAATCGAGGGGCTACCAAAGCTAGTAAACCTACCGATTATCCCGATAGACCCGAAAGGCGTTAACAAGGTAGACCGACTAATAGCCGTAAGTTCGCAGTTTGAAGCGGGATTAGTACACCTACCATACGCCGCGCCTTGGCTACTCGACTTTGAAATCGAGTTAACCACATTCCCCCTAGCACCACACGACGACCAGGTAGACAGCACAAGCCAATTTTTGAAGTGGGCGAGTGAACGAAGCGTGAATATCGCATACGCCAGCACAGGCAGCAGACAACAAGTTCAAGAGCGACAACAAGCAAGCGACCACATGAGAATTTCAAACCGTAGTCGCGGCAGATACAGAGGTTATTAGTCATGGCACAAAAAAAACTAAAAAAACAACAGACCCAGGAACTAAGCCGAAAGGATCACGGAAAGCTAATGGCCCAAGCGCTAATCGAGGGCATGATCCAGAACCCCGACTCGATACTAAATCAGCAGGCAGGGGGCCGCCTAGAGGTATACAAAGACCTACTACGCGACGACCAGGTAGCATCGACCTTTCAACAGCGACGCCGCGCCACAGTAACAAGCGAATGGGAAGTCGAACCGGCAAGCGACAGCGCCGAAGATAAGCAAATCGCCGACTTTGTAAAAACCAACCTACAAAACATTGGCTTCGACGAGCTCACCAACAAAATGCTCTACGCCATACACTACGGTTACGCAGTAGGCGAAATCATGTGGAAGTACAGCGAACAGCAAAAGGGCATAGTGATAGACCGAATCAAGGTACGCGACCGCGCCCGTTTTCGCTTCGGTATACACGACGAACTAATGCTACTCCACAAGGACATTACGCCCCAGGAAATGCCCCGAGACAAGTTTTGGGTATTCAGCGTAGGCGCAGACCACGACGACAACCCATACGGGGAGGGCCTAGCACACGCCCTATACTGGCCGGTGTTCTTCAAGCGTAACGGGATCAAGTTTTGGATGGTACACCTAGAAAAGTTCGGTATGCCTACGGCCACCGCAAAGCTAACCCAGGCGCAAATGAACGACCCCGAAAAGGTTAGCCTAGCCCTAAGCGTACTAGACGCCATACAGGCCGATAGCGGCGTAGTCGTACCCGAAGATTTTGTAGTAGAACTAATCGAAGCCAGCCGAAGCGGTACCGCAGACTACAACACACTAAAAAGCGCAATGGACGCGGCCATTAGTAAAATCGTACTAAGCCAAACCATGACCACCGACGACGGCAGCAGCCAGAGCCAGGCTACAGTGCATAAGGGAGTACGCGACGAGGTAGTAAAGAGCGACGCCGACCTACTATGCGCCAGCTTCAACGAACAGGTTGTAAAGCAGCTAGTGGAAATCAACTTCCCAGGCAAACCGGCACCGAAAGTATGGCGACGCACAGAGCCACAAGAAGATTTAGTACAAGTAGCCGAGCGCGACAACAAGATCATGGCCCTAGGCTTTGAGCCAACCGAGGAATATATCCAGGAAACCTACGGCCCAGGCTGGCGCAAGAAAGAAGAAAAGGTACCACCAGTAACCGCACCAGGGCAGGCACCAGGACAAGGCCCAATCCCCGAACTAGGCCCCGAGTTCGCCGAGGTATCACCGCTAACCGATAAGCGAGTACAGCACCGACGCGACCAGCAAGCACTAGTAGACGCCGCCGAAGCCCTAGCCACCAAGTACGCCAGCGTATACGGCAAGCGTATCGAGCAATTACTCGCATACCTAGAAGAAACCGGCGACCCCGAGACATTCAAAAAGCGCATCTACGAAATGATGGCCGAACCCGCGCCACAAGAAGCCGTAGAGTTCGTCGAAAAGGCGACCTGGACGTCTAAGTTAATGGGATTATTCAAGGGCAAGCGTAAGTAATGATAGTTAACTACTACGAACCGCTAACCAGCTTCGAACTAGCACCAGAAGAAGCGATACAGCACTTTACCGCTAAGGGGCTACAGCCAACCTACAACTGGTACGAAATGCTAAACGAGCAGCACGACGTAGCCTTTACCGTAGCTAAAATGATGGATCTAGACCTACTAGAAACCGTCAAAGGGGAACTAGAAAAGGCCCTAGAGACAGGGGCAACACTAGAGGACTTCAAAAAGGCCCTAATACCAACCCTTCAAAAGAAAGGTTGGTGGGGCAAAAAAGACGTAGTAGGCCCCGACGGATTCGTAACGACCGTACAGCTAGGCAGCGCCAGCAGGCTAGAAAACATTTTCAGAACCAACATGCAAAGCGCATACGCCGCCGGACACTGGCAAGCCATAGTAGAGGGGGCCGACGACCAGCCCTACCTAATGTACGACGCGGTAGACGACTACAAGACGCGGAAAGAACACGCCGAAATGGACGCGCTAGTATTCCCGATAACCCACCAATTCTGGCAAACCCATTACCCGCCTAACGGTTGGGGGTGCCGCTGCGGCGTAATACAAATGGACGCCGACGAAGTAGAGGAAATGGGCCTAACCATAGGCGACAGCGACTACACGCCCCAAACCTACCTATGGAATAAGCCAGGCACCGACGAGTACCTAAAAGTTCCCGTAGGCGTCGATCCAGGATTCGCACATAACCCAGGATTCGGTTACACCGCGCACCTAGAGCAGCTACAAAACGAAAAGCTAGCCAAAATGGACACAGAGAGCCAGCAGGCAGCGAAAAAGGGCATAAAGGCAAGCAAGGACAAGGCAGAAGAAGCAAAAGCCGCTCAGAAAGCCGTAGAAGCCCAAAAAGCAGAACAGGCCGCCAAGGAAAAAGCGAAAGCCGCAGCCCTAACCGAACTAAACAACATAGAACAGGGCCAGGCAGCCACACAGCCAACACTTAAAAAACAGGCCCTAAACAAACTCAAAAAGGACGGTACCGCCGAGCAGCTAGCCGACGATCCAGAAGCGCTACTAGCACAAGTAGCCGATATGGCCGCAGAAGCGCAGAAGAAAAAAGAGAAATCCAAGCACCTAAGCGGGTACAAAACCAAAGTGCTAGCCGGTAAAAAGCCAACGCCTAAGCAACAGGAAGTATTCGACGGCCTAGACGAAAGCGAACAGCAACAGGTACTAGACGACATAGACAAGAAGAAAGCCGAGAAAGCAGCCCAGGCAAAAGCAGCGGCCCAGGAAACCGACACAGGGCCAAAACCTAAGCCAGAGGGGCAACCGCTAAACCTAGCTACAATGAAGCAGATAGGCGGCCAGGGCGGGAGCAATCCAGGCGGCCTATACTACGACGAAGAAACCGGCATAAAGTGGTACATCAAAGAGCCGCCAAGCGACGCCATAGCCAGGAACGAACACCTAGCGAATTTGTTTTACCGCCAGGCGGGGATCGAGGTACCAGAAACCCAAATCATAAAAGACGGTAACAGAACGCTACTCGCCAGCCGCATAGTTGACGGCGTACAAGAGAACGCGGCAGCACTACAGGCCGGTAACGTTAAAGGCGTAAACGAGGGGTTCGTATTCGACGCATGGCTAGCGAATTGGGATGTAGTAGGCCTCACCTACGATAACATGCTAATACGAGATAACAGGGCCATACGCCTAGATAACGGCGGCGCCTTACTTTTCCGCGCACAAGGTACCGAAAAGCTAGACAAGTTCGGCCCCACCGTAACCGAACTAGAAACCCTACGCGACGCAGACCTAAACCCGAGCGCAGCCGCCACCTTTGCCAACGTAACCCGCGAAGAAATGATAGAGGGTGCCAGGAAAGTTATCGCCTTTTCAGACAGCGAGATAGAAGCCCTAATAGACCAGGCAGGCATTACCGACAGCTACTACAAGGCCCCACTGTTAGAACGGCTAATACAGCGCCGTGAGTACATCAGAAAGGAATTTCCCGAAGCATCGAAAAGAACAGAAGCACCCAAGGCAACAGCAGCCAGGATCAAGCCGGACGAGTTCGAATCAATACAGAACAGCCGCGTAAACGGGTACTCAATACCCACAGATAGCGACCAGATAGACAACCACAACGTTGTAATAAATCACTACCAGGACAAGAACGGGAACTACCGAACCAAAATGTGGCTACGCCTACAAGGCGAGTTCCTAGACGAGTTCGACAGCAACGTAAAACCGGCAGGCGAAAAAGAAAAGCTACTAGACGCGAAAAGGCTATACGACCTAGAACTAACACTAGCGAAAGGCGTAAACATGCAGCGTAACAACGGCGAGGGCATAAGGCAGAAAGATATAGACCGCCTAGACCTGCTAATGAACGCCTACGAAGCAGCTATACAGCGCCTACAGAAGAACAACATTACCGACCAGCTAGACAAGCTAAGGGAGGCTTACAAGTTCGCGGCCACATTCAAAAAGCAAGCGAAAATAGGCTGGGTACCAGACGAACCCTGGCCCAACGTAACCGACGGCACATTTAAAACCGTAAAGCTGAAAAACGAATCTAACTGGGTAGAAGATTCAGCAGGCTACAACGTAGCTCGTTTCGAGCGCAGCAGCGCCCAGGAGACAGGCAGTAAGATAGTTTTCCAAGGTGCCGACAAATGGCTAACGCAAGATATAGACGGCGTAACAGTGCGCTACGCAGGCAAGCAAAACGGGAGAGCAGCAGCGGGGTACCTAGAACTAACCACCGAGGGCCGCGACATAACCACCGCAACAAAGCTATTCGACACGCTACAGGAAATAGGCGTAAATACGGCCCGAGTAACGCCAGAGGACAGAGAAACCCTATACCTAAACAAACTAGCCAAGCTAAAACTAGTAACGAACCACAACCGCTACCAGGAGTATTTAAGTCTCACCACCCTAGAAGAAAAGCGCCAGTTCCTAATCGAGCAGCTAGGCTATGATTTTGTAAACGGCCCCGACTACGACCCGCTAGGACAGCACCAAGCATTCGGCCACGGTCGCCGCATACAATACCGCCCCGACCTAGATCCAGTTGAACTACGCAGCTTCAGCAAAAGCTACAAGTTTTACCATAACCCTACAGGCTTAGGGGTTGGTTTCAGTTCATCGGACAACGGCGGCGCAACCTTTATAAACATACTTCGCGGTGGCGGCATAATGAGCTCAATCATGGATAGATTCAGACGCGGCGTTCAAAGCCGAGAAGCATCAGGCGAGGACGATATAAAAACCGGCGGCGCAAACTACGTATTCACCAGGGTACTAGGTAAAAGCTATTGGGAGCAGCCAGGATTTTGGTGGAAAGCCGACATAATAAAACGCCTAGACGCCATAAGCTACGGCAGAGACAAGTACGGCGAAACAACCGACGAGGTGCAGAGAAATTACAGAATTGATACACTAAACGGATTAAAAAAAGCCGCCGAATGGGAGGGCAACGAAACCATTTTCCGCGACGGCCTAAGCTTTTTCGACTTCTTCGACCGCGCAGTATTCCCGACGCAATCAGAAGCCGAATGGGTAATAGAAGAATTGAAAAAAGACGGTTACGTAAAGTGGCCCGACGGGAGAGAACTAAACGATGTTATACGCTACAGAGGGCAAGACTAACGCCGCCATAAAGCGGTTCGGTTGGGATATGGCCCGAATACTAATAACCGAAAACAACTACGAAACACCATTCGTACAATCGGCAGAGATAACAAAGGGGCTGGTCATATCGACCGGCCACGACGAATACAGCCCAGGGCAAACCCTAAAGCTAATCGAAGGTGAAGTAGTAGTAGACGAAGAAAACCAGGTAATAACGGTTGTAAAGAACGACCAGGTAGTCGCCAGGATAACCGAAGCCACAGACGAACAATTCGGACGCAATAACTACACCGGCCAATTTCAGCCCGACGATATAGCTTTCATGCGAAAGCACATAGAAATATTTAAAAAACAGGTAGAGGACGCGGAAAAGTTCGCATAAAAAAAAGGCCCCAAGCGGGGCCTTAAACAGTATGGAAGCACTATTTTTATAGGTGTGCCAAAACAGGCACCGACAATTATACTCACCTAAGTTCGTAAAACAATATCTTTTTGCTTGAAAGGTAGCGCAACGCGAACTAGTCTAGCCCTAAACCAACAACAAACAAGGCTAGACAATGCAACAAACAACACCTCTGCTTAAATTCAATACAGGCCGCCACTACGGCGAAGAAGGGCAAATAATCGAAGCCTACGTAGCGCACCAGGAAACCTGCGAAATCTTCGATATGCCTATATACGAAATACACTTCGACGATATAACACGCCACATCACCGGCAAGATTCGCGGGGCCTTAGAATTCACACAAGAGGAGATTTTAAGGCTATACGACAAGGGCGGTTACGAAAGCCTACCCACCTCGATATACCAGAGATACCGCCCCGAGTAACCTACCAAACCCATAAAAGCCCCGCCCCGAGCGGGGTTTTTTGTACCCGCCATAAAATAATTCGTAAAACCGAACAAAAAAATACTTGATTGATAGCGCAACACGAACTAGATTGGTTCGCGTAGCGCTAACAGGGGCTACGAAAAAACCAACAAACAACCCAATACGAGGTTTAACAATGCAAACGAAAATTAAATACGAAATCCTAACCGGCCAAAAGCGTATGAACGCATTAAGCGACCTATCTAACGGCCAAATCATGGCGGGTATTAACTACGAGAACGTTATCTACTCAGCAATGACAACCGCCTACAGCGAATACTACGGCGGGTATTGGGAGTTCTACAAATTCGAAAACGGCGGTTTTGCCATGATCCTAGACGCAGGCGAAACCGACAAAGTACAAGCGCATTGGGGGCCTAACTACTTCGAGGGCGAACTAAGCAAAGAAGCCCTAAGCCTAGGCGTAAACCTAATCGCATCAAGCGTCCTAGCCTTCCGCACTAAGGGCAACGTTCAAAAAGGCTTCGTAGAGAACCACGACTTTCTAATGGAAGTCGCCAAGAACCACGAAGAAGCAAGCCAAATCCTACGTTTCATCGACTAACCAGCCAGGGCCGCCAAGCGCGGCCCAACAAGGAGAACCAATGCAACACCTAACAGAAAGCACCCAAGAAATGCTACGCGCACTAGTAAACAAGGCCCTAGAGAACGAAAGCGCCGATATTTCAATAGCCGACAAGGCAAAGGTTTTAGTCAACCAGAGCCGCGACCTAGACGAAATTTTCGCAACCCTAGGCACCATTGAACACGCCTCAATGATGATCAAGGAACATGAGCCAAAAAAGAAAGCCGCATTCTTCTGGTTCAAGCTAACGCCAGAAAAAGAAGCCGCAGCGGCCCTTTACGACCATTCAAAAGGTGAATACACGGAGGGCCTACTAAAAGCAGTCGAGCCAATCATCGAAGAAACCGTTTTTTAAGGAGAGAAAGAATGGCCAAGAGCGCAGCACAACGATTCCGCGAACACCTAATAAGACAACAGAAACGCGGCCTAGTACGCACAACTCTATGGGTACCAAAAGGGAAGAAAGAAGAAGTCCAAAAGCTAATAAACGAATACACGGCCAAACAGGCCCCAAGCCAGGAAGCGCAACAATGAACGAAGCAACGCTAATAATGACAGCCCTAATCGCGGTACTAGAAAAGCAAGACCTCGCCTACACCGTAGAGCGTAGCGGCGAATACCGCAAAGTATCAGTAACCAAGGGCGACCAGGTAGGGAACCTTTACTACCAGGAAGAAAGCCTAGCCGCACTAGGCCCCAAAGAACTAATGCAGCCAATCGGCGACGAACTAGCCGCAATACTAAGAGCCGAGGGCGCAAAAGTAAGTAACCCAACAGAAGCAGAAGCGAAGCACTAAGGAGAAATAACAATGTGGATTTTTACAAGCAAAGGCATGGTTTCATGCGTAAGACACCGCGACGTACCAAGCGCAATCCTAGTACGCGCTAGAAGCAAAGACCACCTACTACATTTCGTAGGGCCAGAACTAGCCGACCGCTATTTTCATTTGCAGAACTGCGACTATCAGCACCGCGCAGTAATCCAGGAACTAGCGTTCAAACAGCGCCTAATCGAACACGCCGACGAAATACAGTACCCCGACTTCAAGGGCAGTATTCCAAAGGCGACGGAATACACCGCATACCACCAAGCCTGCCATAACGTTTGGTCGGTAATGAACGATTTTGGTAACGGCCTATACGAGTTCGACCCGACAGTAACCTATAGCAACCCCGCCGACGACCTATCGCCAGAGGACGCATTCGACAAGTTCTACGGCGACATAATCGGCTCAGAAAGCGAGTAAGAACAATGGCGCTATACAGCATAGTAGACCCCAACTTTGATCCAGAAAAAGAGGTAGGGCCGGAAACGGCCCTTTGCGAAAGATGCGAAGAAACCTACACCTGGCACCCCGAGAACGACGCGCCCGAGGTATTGGAAGTAACCGTAAAGCTAACCGCTAGAAATAGCTGGAACCTAGGCAACATCAAGGCCGGAGAACTTTGCGAGAGTTGCCAAAAGGAAGCGCTAGAAGCGGTACGAGACACACTATTCGAATTCATACACAGCAACGAAAAGAGAGAACAACAATGGCACAGAAAGGCGTTAACAAAGTAATCCTAGTAGGCAACCTAGGGAACGACCCCGAAGTAAGGTACATGCCAAACGGGAACGCAGTAGCCAACCTAAGCCTAGCAACAAGCGAAAGCTGGAAAGACCAACAAGGCCAGATCCAGGAGCGAACCGAATGGCACCGGCTAACCATGTACCGACGCCTAGCAGAGATAGCAGGCGAGTACCTGCAGAAAGGTTCGCAAATCTACGTAGAGGGAAAATTACAGACCCGCAAATGGGAGGATCAACAAGGCCAGGAGCGATACACAACCGAAGTAATCGTAGACCAGATGCAAATGCTAGGCGGTAGAACCGGCGGTAACGGCCAGGCAAACAGGCCGGATCCAGAGCAGCAGCGAAACGGGGTACCACAAAGCCGAATGAATCAACCAGCAAAGCCGCCAATGCCAGAGCCGGATTTTGATTTCGACGACGACATACCCTTCGCGCCAATCGGGAAGCAATATCCCAAACTACTAAACGCGGTGTAAAGGGGGCAGCATGATACAAATGCCGAAAGCCTGTATTAGTTGCACGAAGTTTGAAGCGAAAGGTAAACGGGCAGATAAACACTGCCCTTTCAAAAACAGCTATACCGGCCAGTACGGAACCCGCACCCAATACGGCCATTGCCAAACGCATAACAAAGCTGTTTACGGTACCGAAATATGCAAAAGCTACGAGCAAGACGACCTAATAGAAGTCGTAGAAGTTGAGAACAGGCCCGAACCACTAGAGCCACACCAAGAGTTAATGTTTAGCTGAGAAGTAAAGCGTTATGAACAAAGACGAACTAGCCAAAAAAGAATACGTAGACGGCGCAATGAAAGCCGGACGATTATTGCTAGAAAGCAATGACTACTACGGCGCTACCGAGTTAGCGCGACTAATGAAAGTAAGCATCCCAAGAGCTGCAAGCTACATAAAATTCTTAGTTGATAACAGCCAGTTCGAAGTGGATATAAAGCTAAAACCAAACCGACGACGAGCAATAAGAGTCCTAAAAGAAAAAAAAGTGAAATACACCAAAGAGCAGCTTTGGCAATTAGCTTTAGGAAGAAAACCACCTAAAGCAGCTTAAACGAACAGAACCGGCCCTAGGCCGGTTTTTTTATCCCACCCTAAGCAAACACACCACCCAAACCCTAAAGTTGCAAAATACGGGTAATCAGAAGCGATTTAAGACGGTAAAACACACAACAAAGAATAACAAGAAGCCGTCAGCCATGAAAAAAATACACATTTTCAAAACGGGGAAGCATACGAGCGCAGCCGGTACCACTCACGAATTTAGCGAATCCGTACTACAAGACGCCGCCGCCGTATACGACCCACAGCTACACGAAGCACCGCTAGTAATAGGCCACCCAAAAGATAACGGCCCCGCCTACGGCTGGGTTAAGGCCGTGAACTACGACGAAGGCAACGTATCGGTAACGCCGCACCAGGTAAACGCCGACTTCGCCGAAATGGTACAGAGCGGAGCATTTAAAAAGATTTCTGCTAGCTGGTACACCGCAGACCATCCAGCTAACCCGAAGCCAGGTTCCTTATACCTACGCCACGTAGGCTTTTTAGGAGCGCAGCCGCCAGCCATTAAGGGCCTAGAGCCAGTCGAGTTCAAAGACAACGAAGATCAAGTTTTAGAGTTTGAGGAAACTTTCGACGACGCCCTAACCCTCGATGGCATAGGCGGCGTTTTTAAGCGAATGCGCGAATTCCTAATCGACAAATTCAGCCGCGACGAAGCCGACAAGGTACTACCCGATTACGTAATCGAGGACATAAATCGCAGCGCAGAACGCAAGTTCAACAATTCAAACAAAAACACTCTACCAACCAACTACAACGAGAACGAAGGTGAAGAAATGAACCTAGAGCAAGCACAGGCCAGAATTGCAGAACTAGAGGGCCAAAACGAAGAACTACAAAGTTCTAACCAGGCACTACAGACGCAAGTGCAAGACTTCCAAGAGCGCGAAACCGCCACGCGTAAAGCGGCAATCGAATCGAAAGTAGACCAGCTAATCGCAGAGGGCAAAGTCGCCAAAGGTATGCGCAGCCAGGCAATCGCATTTGCCGAAATGGCAGACAGCCAAGGTCAATCAATGGACTTCGGCGAGGGCGACGACAAGACCCAGGCTACAGGTGCCGACGCACTAATCCAGTTCCTAGGCAGCAACAAAGCGCCAGTTGACTTCAACGAGCATTCAGACGACGAAAACGAGCCGCCAACGCCGCTTAGTTCTCGCGACGTTGCAGCAAAAGCAATCCAGTTCCAAGAGGAAGAAGCCGCAGCAGGCCGAACCGTAACAATCGCGCAAGCGGTAGACCACATTCGCTCACAACAAGAACAATAATCGGAGTAAAAAGCGATGAACAACCCAGGACTAATTAAAACCTTTATCGCTACCACGGCGATCCCGCGCTTCCGCGTTGTTGCAACAGACGCAGGCGACAAAGAAGTAAAGCTAGCTACAGACGTAGCGGATCCAATTTTGGGCGTTTCAGCAGAACCGGCAGACGTACCAGCAGGCAGCCGCATCGACGTTACTTTTAACGGCATCGTAGAAGTAGAAGCAGGCGGCGCAATTAACAAAATGGCATGGCTAACCGTAGACGCACAAGGCCGCGTAGTTGCATCAGCAGCAGGCACCGACGAGCGTATCGGTCGCGCCCTAACGGGTGCAAACGCAGCCGGTGACATTATCGATATCGAAATCCTAAAACAATAATAAGAATTAAGGAGTAACGGCAAATGACCCCATTTGTACCAGATTCACGCCTAACGCCTATCGCACTAGGCTTCAAGAACGCAGGCTTTATCGCCGACATGGTAGCGCCACGCATGGACACCGGCGGCACAGCGGAATTTAAGTGGACGGAATACAACAAAGAGGACACTTTTAACATTCCCGATACGATGGTAGGCCGCAAGGGCAAACCTAACCAGGTAGAGTTCGGCGCGAAGCAGCACAACGACGCCGTAGTCGATTACGGCCTATCTGATGCGGTGCCATACGACGACGTTTTGAAAGCGCAAACACACCCCGCTTTCGATCCAGAAGGTCGCGCAGCAATGAAGCTTTCAGAACTAGTTTCACTAGACCGCGAAAAGCGTGTAGCCGACATTGCAATGAACTCGGCCACCTATAACCACAGCGAAGTTATCACAGGTACCGACAAGTGGACGGATCCAGCGTCTAAGCCAATTCAGCAGCTAATCGACGCAATGAAAACGCCACTAGTAACGCCTAACACGCTAATTCTTGGCCGCGACGAAGCATGGGCGCTACGCCAGAACCCGCAAATCATCAAGGCGTACAACGGCACCCTAGGCGACGAGGGCCTAGTTCCGCTGAACTTCATCCGTGAAATGCTTGGCCTAAGCGAAATCCTAGTAGGTGAAAGCAAGTACAACGCAGCCCGTAAAGGCCAGCCAATGAGCATCACACAGCTTTGGTCAGGCGGCGCAGCGCTAATCCACAAGAAGCCAGTGGCGCAGCTACAAGACGACGTTACCTTCATGCTAACCGCAGAATTCGGCGGCAAAATCGCAGCCCGTAACGTTAAAGAGCCAGGCGAACTCGGCCTACGCGGTGGCGTTGAAATCGTAGTCGGCGACTCGGTGAAAGAAGTCGTAATCGCTAACGAAGCCGGTTACTTCCTAGAGGGTGTGGTGTAAGCCACCCCCTTTCCTTTAACCAAACCATAGAGAAACAAAATGGCAGGTAAAAACATCACCCTAAAACGAGCAGCGCGAATCAACGGCAAACTATATAAGCCAGGCGACAAGGCCCAGGTATCTTCCGACCTATACGCGGAGCTAGAACTAGCCGACGCGCTACAGCTAGACGACAAAAAAGAAGCGGCAGAAGAAGCCGACCAGAAAGCGACCAAAGGTAAAAAGTAAATGCCATACGCAACAAGCCAAGACCTACAGACCCGTTACGGCGAATACGAGTTAGAACAACTCGCGCCAGGAGAAAGCCCAGGCACGTTTAATCAAGACCGCGTAGACGCGGCAATATCCGACGCAGAAGCGGAAATAAACAGCTACCTAGGGCAAAGGTACCACCTACCACTAGAAACGGTACCAGCGGTTCTACAGGCGGCTTGTTGCGATATGGCGCGTTACTACCTTTACGCGTCGCAGCCAACCGAGGAAGTAACCGCCAGATATAACCAGCGCGTAACCTGGCTAAGAGACATAGCAAACAAAAAAGCGAGTCTAGGCATAGACCAGGGCCAGGCTTCCTCAACCTTTGCGGTCGCTACTACCAAGCGTAGCGGCGACCGCGTTTTTACACGCGATAACCTAAGCGGTTTCATGGTTTCACTAAGCCACAATCGCTACTTATGAAAATAAACGTAGAAGTAAACAAGGCCGACTACGCAAAGGTCAAAAAGGCCCTTAAAAAGCTAGCGAACAGCGCCGGTTTACCTTTCTACAAAACCGTAGGCCGCAGGCTACAAAACAACTTCCTACTAGGATTCAGAAAAAGCCAAGCGCCCGACGGTACCCCCTGGGCTCCAATAACCTACAGGCCAGGGCAACCGCTACTACTTACCGGCAGGCTACGCCGGAGCGTTACGTTCCGCGCCAAAGACGACCAGGTAGAAGTGGGTACAAACACAGCATACGCGAAAGCTATGCACTACGGCCTAGATAACATCAAGGTACCGGCACACACCAAGCTAATAAACCAGGCATTCGGAAAACAACTGAAATACCCCGTATACGCCAAGGTAAAAGCACACAACAAAAAGGTGAATGTAAAGCCGCGCCCATTCCTAGGCATAGAGAAACCGCAAAAGCGGATCATCGTTTCGATATACACAAAGTTTGTAAATGACATAGCGAAAGGCGGCACACAATGAATTTCAGCGACCTAGAAAGCCGGATCCAGGCAATACGCGAGGACGGCCAGCCAGTATTTAGGCAAGTGCTAACAGCCGTAGACCAGGAAGCAGTTTTAAATAACGGGCTAGTACGGCACGACGCCGCCTTCATAGTTCCAATGCAAGAAAGCGCCCCCGAGGGATTCCTACACACGCTAACTGCATCACAAGAGGTAGAAATGCAGTTCGGCGTAGTAATCGCCGTAAGGGCCTTAAACGACCGCCTAGGCCGGAACGTTAACGAAAGGCTACAGCGCATCTACAAAGCAGTACGCCGCAACCTAATCGGATGGGAGCCGCCAGGCACTAGCGAACCAATCGCCTTTATAAGCGGCGAAACAATCCTATTCGGCCAGGGCGGGGCCTTTTGGATGGACACCTACACGACCAGCTACATAGAAACCCAGGAGTAACAGCAATGAGCCGTAAAACTAGAAAAAAAATACTAGCGGCAGCCATTAACGAAGCCGTATACGGAGCCGATGCGATAGCAGCAGGCACAGCACAATACATGCAGACTACAGGACTAGAAATTACCCCAATCGAGGGTGAGGACATAGACCGCGAACTAGACACACCAGAACTAGGCAACTCGGCCCGTATGCTAGTTGGTGACAACGTGAAAATTTCAACAGGTATCGAGTTAACCGGCTCTGGTTCAGCTACCCAACCAGTGCCTTACCTACCCGTACTAGTAGCGGCAGGCTGGACGGCCACGCCAGGCGCTAGCGAAGTCGTATACTCAAAAGTAACGGACAACAGCGAAAAGGACGTAACGTTCTACGGGTACCAGGACGGCGCACTACATAAAGCAACAGGCGCTAGAGGTACATTGACCTTTACCGCGAACATCAACGAAGTACCGAAAATAGAAGCCGAGCTAACCGGCCTATTTAACGGGATCCAAAAAACGCCACTACCTAACGCGCCAGATTTTAGCGCATTCCAACTACCACAAAAGGTAGGCGCTACGCATACCCGCCTAGTCGTAGACGGCCAAGCGCTAAAAATGTTCGAGTTCGAAGTCTCCGAGAACGTAGAAGTAATCTACGACGAGAACACCGAAGGTGAGGAAGTATTCATTGCAGACTACGCCGCCGAGGGCCGAATCATGGTTGAAGCGCCAGCCCTAGACGAGTTCGACCCATTCACAATCGCCCTAGGCGAAACGCAAGTACCTATCCGACTAGAACACGGCACCGGCACCGGCAAGGAAATCGAGTTCAATATCCCGAAAGCGCAGTTCCAGCGCCCGACCTACGGCGACCGAGAAGGCAAGGTAACTTACGAAATCAACTTCTGGATCATCGGTAGCGACTACACGCTAACCACACGATAAGGACTAAATATGTTCAAACTTGTAAAACAAATTGAACGCCTAGAATGGCCGGTAAAAGTAGTAGCACCGGCCCCAGGCGGCAAAACCGAAACGCATACATTCACCGCGTTTTTTAAAATCCTACCCCAAAAGGAATACGACAAGGCCCTACGCGAAGCAAAAAGCGACTCGGCCTTTGTCGCTAAGTTCCTAACAGGTTGGGAGGGCGTAAACGACCACAACGACGAACCGCTAGCGTTCAGCAAAAAGGCCCTAAACGATATGTGCGAGTTCCCATTTGTAAGAACCGCAATCATTAAAGCCTATAACGAAGCGGCCAGCGGGGCAGCAGTAAAAAACTAGAGGGCGCGGCCCGTTTTTGGGTTAACGGGCCAAACCTAGCGCCAAATGAAGAAGATGAAGCCAGGGCCGAACTATCGGCCTTCGGCGCATCAGAAACCCAAATAGAAGAATACTTAAAGCAAGAGAGAGAAAGCCAGGCTTACGAGGTACTAGAAGAAAACTGGCAAGCACTAGGTTGGTTCCTAGACGTAGACGACCTTTTCGTAACTAGCAACGGATGGGTTAGAGGTTTAGACATAGTAGCCATAAAGGCAGACGCCGAACTAAGCCAGAGAGAGTACACCCCCGCAGACTACGAAAAGCTACGCATACTAGGGCGAACCGCCGCGCACGAACTAAACAATAAAAACAACAAATAGAGGTGCAAAGTGGCTTTAAATCTACGCGTACTATTCAAAGGCGACGCCACGCCACTAAAAAAAGAGTCGAAAAAGGCCACCAGTGCCATTTCATCAGTCGTAAGATCAGCCGCCGGACTGGCAGCAGGGGCAGGGGTAACACTAGGAACCGCCGCCCTTGCAGGCCAGTTAATCGACGTTACAAAGCGGTACCAAAACCTAGAAGCCCAACTACGAACCAGTACCGGCAGCATACAGAACCAACAGAAAGCCTTTGCCGCCCTAAAGCGTTTCGCAGCCGATACCGGCCAGGACGTAGGCGAAGTCACAACCGCATTTACCAGGCTAGTTAACCTAGGCTTGGATCCTAGCAAAGAGGCCCTAACCAGCTACGCCAGCATAGCAGCGGCCAGCGGCAAAACCACAATGGACTTTGTAGAAGCCGTAGCCGACGCATCAACGGCAGAATTTGAGCGCCTAAAAGAATTCGGGATCCGCGCTAAGAACGAGGGCGATACAGTTAAGTTCACGTTCCAGGGCGTTACCACCGAAGTAAAGAACACCGCTACCGATATAGAGAACTACCTGCAGAATCTAGGAAATGAGAAATTCGGCGACGCACTAGCCAACCAGGCCCAAACCCTAGAAGCATCAATAAACCGCGCAGGCATGGCCTGGGATGAATTTTTCTACGCGATAAGCGAAGCCGGAGTAGGCGACGTAATACAGGAGGGCTTTGAACTAGCAGCTAGCGCCCTAAACGACCTAACCGCCATGATTGCCAGCGGAGAACTTCAAGCCAGCATCACCGCATGGATAAACCAGTTTGACTACGCATACACAGCAATAGCCGACGGCATAACATTCGTGCGGGAATACTTCGGCGCCGAATTTGATGCAATATCAGATTCAAGCGACGACGCAGTACAAAACATAATAGACGCCTTCAAGTACCTACCAACGAATATTAAATCATTCGTACAGATACTTACCGTCGAAATAGCCAGCATAGTAGACGTAGCCTACGAGTACGGCGCAGCATTCGCCAAAATCATAGCGGCCAAATTTAACGAACTAGTACAAAAGGCCAAAGCCTTTGGTTCAGAAATGAAAGACGCCGCCCGTTTTTGGGATGGTGACACTTTCGACTACGACGCAGCCATAGCAGCGGCAGAAAAGACCGCAGACGGCATGGTAGATAAATACGTAGCGGCAGCACAAAAGCAAGTAGAAGTAAGCAGACAAGCCCGTCTATCGGCCATAACCGACATAATGGACGAGCGAAAAGCGCGAATCGATAGCTACGACCAGGAAATCGACAAGGCCGAAGAACTACGCCAGAAGTGGAACCAGGCAAAGCAAGACCGAGAAAACACAGACCTCGGCCAATTCCGCATAGACAACAACCAGGGCGACGGTACCGAGGGAGGGCAGAACAACGGCCAGCCCACCGAAGAACAAACGGCCTACTTTGACAAACTACGGGAACGCTACGCCACCGAGGAAGAGTTACTAAGGATTCACTATAAGCGTGAACTAGCGCAAATCCAGGAAGCCGAGAACCAAAAGAAAGTAACAGAGGATCAAGCCCGACAGCTACGGGAAAAGGCCGAACAAGACTACTACACGAAACTAGCGCGACTACAGAACCAGCGAACAAACATGATCCTGAGTTCTAGCCAGCAGATTTTTAGCGGCCTAACCAGCCTAGTAGGACAATTCGGGGGCAAGCAAACCAAGGCATACAAGGCCATGTTTGCCGTTACAAAAGGGTTCTCGATAGCGCAAGGCGTACTAAACCTATCAACCGCAATCAGTAACGCTTCAGCGCTACCATTTCCGGCCAACGTACCCGCAATGGCATCGGCAGCAGCCCAAGGGGCCAAGCTAATAGCGGATATAAAAGGGGCCAACTACCAAGGGCAAGCGCACGACGGTATAGGCCGCGTTCCCGCAGCTAACGAGGGTACTTGGATGCTGAAACGGGGCGAAATGGTTTTAAACAACCGACAGCGCGACAACTTCGAGTACCTAGTCGATTACGCCAAGCGAAACCAGCAAGGCCAAAACGCGGGTAGTGGCGGCGTAGTAATACAGAACAAAATTGAGATAGACGCGAGAGGGGCAGCAGCCGGAACCGAGGAACAAATCGCTACAGCTATGGACGCAGCAACCGAAAGGATGAAGCAAGAAATAGCCGAAGATTTCGCAAACGGCGGCCCACTCTACAGGCAAGTTAATAACCGAGGTATGGCCGCGTAATGTTTCAGTTTTTCCCCGACATAACCCCGAGTAAATCGGGGTTTTACATTCAGCCAGCGAACAGCATTTCATACAACCCTATAAGCAAGGTCGAACACGTAAGCCGACTACCAGGGGAGAAATGGAAAGCTACCCTAAACTGGACTTTCTTAAAAAAGGCCGAAGCCATAACGGTTCGCGCATTCCTAAACCAGCACATAAACCACGGTCGCTTTTACCTACGCGATACCGCCCACCAAAACCGCAGTAATTGGAACGGTGTGCTAGTGAACGGGGCGAACCAGTACGGAACGCTACTAACCGTAGACGGCGCACAACCGAACAGCGTTTTTTACGCAGGCGACCGATTCACCCTAGACGGTTTCATGTACGAACTAACCGCCGACAAGGTAGCAAGCCCAACCGGCATTTTATCGCTTCAATTCATGCCGGAGCTGCGGCGCATACCTACCGATAACACCGCGCTAGAGGGTAACTCACCCTACGGAACTTTCATGCTCGAAAACACTAAGCAAATCCCGAGTTTTTCAGGCAACCGGCGCGGAGTGAAGAACACCACAATCAACTTTATAGAGGCCCTAAGACCATGAGGTTCGAAGATAGCAACCTAGTATCGGTACTACAGGGTACCGCCGAAGAAGATTTAGTTTACCTAGCCAGGATCCCGTTCAAAAGCGGCATGGTTCTAGTGCATAGCGGAGTAGGCGAAAAGCACTACAACGGCGAAACATACCTAGGCGTAGGTGAACTAGGTTCAATAAGCAATCTAAGCGAGGACGGCGGCACCAACTCAAAACGCCTTACCTTTAAGCTAGATTTCGACGACGAAACCATTTTCGCCGACCTACTAAACGAGGATCCGCTAGGAGGGGAAGCCGAACTATATATAGCTTCCCTAGACGAGAACCGGCGCATAAGCGCGGTAGAACTTCTATTCGCCGGTGACATAGTGGACTACAACCCAAACAAAGGCGAAAGGTTCACAGTTTCAGTGACCGTAAGCGACTGGTTCGAAGTTTGGGCCAAGCCAACCAACTCGGCCAAATTCACCGACGCTAGCCAAAAAGCACTACACCCCGACGACGACTTTTTCAGCATGGTAGAAGCCCTAGCCCTAGGTATAGACGACACCGTACAAGGCCAAAAAATAGGTCTATGGGGCGGTAATACCACAGGCAGCCCAAGAGGTGCAGAACCAGCATTAAAGATGAAGTAACGCTATGAAGAAACAACATAACTGGCAAACCCGACTAGCGACCTACATCACACAAAACCAGGAACGGCCCTTTGAATGGGGCAAATTCGATTGCTGTTTATTTGCCGCCGATTGCGTACAGGCAATGACCGGCCAGGATCCAGCAGCAGAGTTTCGAGGTCGCTACAAAACAAAACTAGGCGCAGCAAAAGCGCTAAAGCGAATAGGAGCCGGAGACTTAGAAACCACCCTACACAAAATACTAGGCGAACCAATCAAAACACACGCCCAAAAGGGCGACATTTGCCTAGTAGAAACCGAGGACGGGCCAGCCGCAGGCGTCATTTATAGCCGCGTCATTTGGGTACCAGGCCCCGCAGCACTTCAAGCGCTAAAACAACAACCTATAAAAGTTTGGAGAATTTAAGATGCCCCCAGCAGCCGCCGCCGTCGCAGGCGGGATAATCGCCGGAGTAGTAACAAGTAGCGCCCTAATAGGCGTAGCCGTAGGCTTGGGAACAATGGCACTAAGCGAAGCCATTAAGCCCGAGATACCAAAAATAGAAGAATCCGTAGAATCATCACAACGCCTACAAACAAGCGCTGTAGCGCCGCGTCGCGGCATATACGGCGAAACCGTAATTTCGGGAACGATAGTAGGGTACGGTAAAGCAATACGGCAAGGCCCCGACCGCATAATCTACGGGATAGACTTCGACCTACTAGACGAAGAAGTAGAAGCCCACGTACTCGCTATAGCGATAGCAGGCCACGAAGTAGATAGCCTAGAAATACACGAAGTTAACGGGAAACCAGCCGACGACGCCGGAGCGGTAGTGCAATACTACAAGGGCGACCAAACCGAAGCATCAGACAAACTCAAAAGGATGATCCCCGAGTGGACTGATAAGCACATAGGCCACGGCATAGCCTACGCCGTCGTAGAAATCCCAATCAACCCCGAAACGCTACCACAGGGCCTACAACGCGTAACCTTTAAAACCAGGGGCCGCAAAGTATACGACCCACGACTAGATAGCACCGTAGGCGGGGAGGGAACGCACCGAGCCAACGACCCTACAACATGGCAATGGAGCGATAACCCAATACTTTGCGCCCTAGATTACATGCGCTTCTTTGGCTACAGAGAGGTGCCTATCTCGCGTTTTTACCTAAGCGAGATAATGGAGCAAGCCGATATATGCGACGAAGAAGTAACCATAACCGACGCAGACGGCATCGAAACCGTAGAAAGGCGATTCACAGCAAACGGCTTCTGGTCTTTCGACGAAGGCCCCGCCGAAGTGCTAACCAGGATCCTAAATAGCTGCGGAGGTAGACCCCATAGAATAGGCGGTAAAATCTCGCTACGTACCGGCGGTTACAGCGGTATACCACAAGTAACAATCCTAGAAAGCGACTTGCGCGGCGACGTTAAGTACAGACCATTTACACCCGTAAGAGACAGAACAAACGCGGTTCGCGCTACCTACGTAGAGCCAGAAGCAGGCTACGTAATGTCCGAAGCGCCAGTAGTAACGAAAACCGAGTACCAAACCGCCGACGGTGGCTACAGAGAAAGCGAACTACGCCTACCATTCACTAACAAAGTGACCAGGGCGCAGCGCCTACAGAAAATGCACCTAGAGCGTTTACGGGCAGGCTTCGTATTAGAAACAGAGATAGGATCCAAAGGCTTACTACTAACAAGCGGTATGCCGGTAAAGATAAAGCTAGACCGCGACAATATAGACCGCCAATTCGTAATAAGCAGTTGGAAATACAACATAAAGAAAAAGACCGTATCAATAGTCGCCCAAATCGACTACCCCGAGATATGGACTGACGACATAAATGCGCTAGTAAAGCGACCGCAAATCGTAATCCCCGATAATACGGATCCAGGAAAAATCACCGGCGCTTCATTCGTAGAAACTTCAGAAGATACCTGGCGCATAGGCTATCTAAACATCGAATCGCAAGAACACAGCCGATTCATAAGCTACGAAGTAAAAATAGCAAAGGCCAATAAGGAACTAATACCAGGGCAGGCTTACACAAGCGCTACACCGCAAATAAACGTATCTGGTTTATCAGCTACCACCTACGGCGCCTTCATAAGAGCCAAAGCCGCAAACAACCGATGGACTAAGGAAGTTTTTGTAACTTTCACCATAGGCGCAGTATGGGAACCCGAGCCAGGGCCGCCAGGGCCACAAGGCCCCCAAGGGCCAGCAGGCCCACAAGGGGTGCAGGGGCCAGTAGGGCCAGAGGGCCAAGCAAAGTACACTTGGATTCGCTACGCCGACGACGGCAACGGGAACGGCATCAGCAACAGCCCGACCGGCAAAGAGTACATTGGTTTCGCCTATAACAAAGATACAGCGACGGAGAGCAACACCCCGAGCGATTACACTTGGTCAAAGATTAAAGGAGAGACAGGGCCGCAGGGGCCGCAAGGCGTAGAGGGGCCGAAAGGGCCTAACGGAGAGCCAACCTACACTTGGATTAAATACAGCGCAAACGCCGACGGCAGCAACCCGACGGAAGAACCCGTATTAACTACAAAATACATCGGGATAGCTACCAACAAGACAACGCAAACCGAAAGCAGCAATCCAGCGGATTACACCTGGTCACGCTTTAAAGGTGAGCAAGGCGACCAGGGGCCGCAAGGGCCACAGGGGCCACAGGGGCCACAAGGGCCGCAAGGTGTTCAAGGGCCAGTAGGCCCAGACGGTAAAACCTACTACACCTGGATTAAATACGCAGATGATGCAAGCGGAACGGGCCTAAGTAACAGCCCTACGGGTAAAGAATACATAGGCTTTGCGTATAACAAGTTAACCGCTACAGAAAGCACCAACGCCGCAGACTATACCTGGTCAAAGATAAAAGGCGAAAAAGGCAACACCGGCGCAACAGGCCCAACAGGGCCAAATGGGAAAACGTTCTATACGTGGATTAAATATAGTGCCAACGCTAACGGCGCAGGCATGACCGACACGCCGCAAAGCAACACGGAATACATTGGTATTGCGGTAAATAAAGAGAGCGCCACAGAAAGCAGTCACGCCGCAGATTACACCTGGTCACTATTCAAAGGGCCACAAGGGGAAACGGGCAAAACCGGCAACCAAGGCCCAAGAGGGGCAGGGGTTTACTTCGGTACCACTACCGGCACCACATGGTCAGATTCAATAGCTAACGCGGCAACCGACGGCGCTAACGTAGAGGGCGACCACGTAACCATTACAAACAAGTCAGCAGGCTACGTTGAAACCCGCCGATGGACGGGTAGCGCATGGTCTACAGACGTAGGCACCGTAGTAGACGGGAACCTAGTAGTAAACGGGTACGCGATAGCGGAACAAATATTCTCGCGCCAGGTAAACGTAACAGACCGAGTAATAGCAGAAACCAACGAATCAACGGTTTATCTATCAGCCGTTGACGATTTCGCTTTCTACGCGGCCAGGAACGGGAAAACTATTTTTGCGGTGGGATCCAACGCCCGAGACATAGTGGACGGTAACGCACTACGGCCAAGTTCAGTAAAAGCCGAATCGCTAGACGAATCGGTATACCAAGCAATAAAAGACACGATAGGCGAAGCAGCCCCAAGCACCGGCGGCGTTAAAACTTCTTCTATGCGTATAAGAAGCGCCCAAGTAGGCCAGGCAATCGCTTCTAGTGAGGGTTTCCCCCACGGCGTAAGCGACATAACAATGAATATTTCATTTGACGGCCTTGTAAGAACGACCACGGATCCAGGCTACCTACAATTTACAATAAAAATCCAACATAAAGAGCAAGGCGCAACAGCATGGACGGATAACGCAACTTATACCTGTACGGCTATTTCTAACTACGAAAAAGAAGCAGGCGAATACTATTCGCAATTCGACTTTCGAGCCGAAAAGGTTATAAATCCAGCCCAAGGTACCTACGATTTCCGCGTAGTGCTAGACGCAGCAGACAGCCAAATAAACGGCAGCGTAGCCGGTACTTTAAAGATTTCAGAGGTTGCAGCCGGTTCCTCAATAGCCTGGGAAAAAATAACAGGCAAAGCAGAAACAGCGACACGCTGGCCGTCAATAACAGAAGTGAGCGGGGGAGCTACAAGCCAATCATTTGCATTCGACGGCCCAACATCAGTAAACGACCTTAAAGCAATGACGTTTAGGGATGATAACTCGCAAGGCGTAGTAGGCATTACCAAGCACACCGACGATTGGATCCGTTGGCGCTTTGGCGGTACCGGCGACATTCTAGGTATTCAGCTTTCAAACTACGACACGCCAGGCATTTATTTATCTCGCCACGGTTGGGCCAGCTTTACCGCCGACGAAGGTGTAACGATTCAATCAAGGACAAACGGCGCAGGCGCTAGGCTTACGTTTTCAGATAACGCAGGCAATAACTACGCGCAAAAAGGATTTATAGAATACTTCCACAGTGACGGCGCAGTAGGTACCGGCGCAAATGACGGCTTTGTAATTGGCGGCACAGAGGCCAACACAGTTGTAAGAATCAACGGTCGCCTAGACGTAGGCACAGAAACGGTTTACCACACAGGGAACAAGCCGAGCAAAGCTGACGTAGGGTTAAGCCGAGTAGAGAACCGAGCGTTTAACTGGCAATGGGGCAGCGGCACACCTACCCATATTTGGGGTTCACAAGGCAATAGCACCGAGCAGTATGTGTATACGCCTAACGACATACGCGACGCAATGGATATCAGATGGTCAGATATTCAAAACCTACCGAAAATAGTTTATTACGGCGGGGCTAACGCCGCACAGCTAAACGACGCAAACTTTGAAACAAGCATAAGAGATATAAGTTCAAACGAAGCGCCAAACATAGGATTAGCGGGCGATTGGTACCACGTAATAAACATGGCGCACCAAAACAGCAACGGCTACGGGGCGCAAATAGCTGTAAGGTTCCAGGGAACCAACCCCGAAATGCGTTTCAGAAGTGCAGAAGGCACGACGTTTGGTAGTTGGGCCACTGTTTACCACACGGCCAACAAGCAAGACCATGTACCTACCCTTGGTACCGTAACCGAAATGCCGATAAATAGAAACGTGCTAAATAGCGGTGTTCACACCTACGGAACTAGAAACACCACTACCAACGCGCCGCATTCTTCCAAGTACGGGGAATCAATCGTATGGGGTAACGGTGGCAAAGGCGCAATCGAATTGTGGGGCGGTTGGGTTGCAGGCGGTTGGGGCCGTCTATATACCCGAGCGCTACGAGATACTACGGATAGTTGGTCAGATTGGTACGAGGTATATACAAGCCGAGAACCACGCCTACGAGCAATATTAGGCGTAAATACCTATACAGGTATGGCAGCCCCCGACGGCAACGACGGAAACTGGATCCGAACCACTGTAAACGGATTGATACCGTACCAATCAGGAGGAGCGAGCAACCTAGGCACTTCTAGCTGGCCTTTTAACAACGTTCATTCATCAAACATTTTCGCATACTCACAAATCGCAATAGATTCAGCAGGTCACGCTAACTTTATCATCGACCGTGGAACAACATCGCACGATGCAAACATAATGTTTAGAACGGCGGGTTCCACCAAGTGGCGTTTGTGGTTAGACGGCAGCGATACAGAGTTGACATTTAGACACGAAGCAAGTGGCAATCAACCGTTAAAGATAACTGAAAACAATGTAGAAGTAAGCAACCTGAATCTAATAGGTGGGGTAGGAAGATTAAGGGTTAATACCAGCGGCACCATAGCCGGAGCGAACTTTGATAACGGCTGGCTACAAGTAGGTGACTCTGCTAACGGATGGGCGATTGACCCTAATGAAATTTATTCCACAGGAACGGGGATAATAGGCACTATTAGCGGTGATTTGCAGCTAAGACCAAGCGGCTATGTTGATATTAAAGGCTCTAAACTAACCGCAGGCGATTCAGGAGCATTACGTATTCAAAGCGCTACGGGCTACATAGACGTAGGCTCAAAGAATACTAGTTACGCCCATTTCTACACAGACCGAACAAAATACTATTTTGACAAAGAAGTATATGTAGACGGGGCAATAAGGGTATATAACACCGCTTCACAATTTACCGGTGATGGGAATCACGCCTTAGTAGGCCCCAACTGGGATTACTACGCTAGGTATTCCAACAACGGAAAGATAGCTAGAAAAAACGCAGGGTGGGCCAATAACACAGCAGAAAGATATATTTTTGACTCTAGCTGGGCCAGCCACATAGGCGACCACATCGTATTACACGCCACAGGAAATATAGCCACCAACGGTGCGCTAGTAATGGGTAGAGAAGGCTTCGCAATAGGGCGACACGACTACACGAACCTAAACCCAACGAGCCTAAGAGAAGTGTTTTCAACCGCTACCTGGATGGCCGTAACACCGGCAACGCTAGCTTTTTTAAATAAAGAAGCAATTAGGTTTAGCGATTCTTGGTTACGCATAAACGAAGATCAAGCCTTTTCAAGCGGCATCTATTGCGGTGGTTCAACTTTAAGAACCGACGGTAATCTACAGGTAGGTTCAAGCGGTAGCGCATTTAACGCTAATACTGGCCAGATAGACCTTAAAGTAACGACCCGGGTTCATGGCGTTATGCACGTAAAAGAGATCCGTTCACAGGACGGTAATTTTACCACCATAGGTACCGGCGAGTTAGGTAACAGCCTATACGGCCACGTTACAAGCGTACACGGTGCAGCCAACGAAGGGGTTCATATTGGAGGAGAAAGCGGCGTTTATTTGTATTCTCATTCCAACAATATGAGCGGAGGGATGGACGCTTCCTATTCGATAAGAATACTAGCCAGCGACGGCGGTTCGTATATAAACCACCTAGACGTTTACAAAACTCAAAACAACGCTAGACAGGTAGTTGCAAGGTTTAGACACCCAAGCCAAAACACCAACATAGCGATAGTTTCAAAGAACCAGGAAAACGGCTCGTTTAGAATTGAAGCCAATGCAGAGGGCCAAGACCTACGCATTCAAACCGCAAATACAGCCGGTGACTACAACACTTCCAACGGCATAGGAACAATCGCGAGATTTTACCGAAACGGTAGCGCCTACATAGCAGGGGAACTTTCAACAGCCGACACCCGAGCGCGTTCAGACATTAGGGTTAAAGCAAACCTATCTAAGATAGATAAGGCCCTAGAGAAAGTAAGCGCTCTAACCGGCTTCACCTACGACGAGATAAACCTAAAACGCCGCATGGCATCGGTAATCGCCCAGGACGTAGAAAAAGTGCTACCCGAAGCAGTAGGCGAGGACAGCGACGGAATGTTGAACGTTTCACCGCTAGCGCTAATAGGGCTACTCGTAAACGCCGTGAAAGAATTAAGCGAAGAAGTAAAAGAAATAAGGAAAGCAGCTTAATGGCAACCTACAACGTAAGAATGCAGGTACTAGACGAACAGGAGTTCGGAACGATTACGTTTATACCTACCGAACTGGACTTTTTACAGCCAGGCGACGTGGTAAATTTCGATACTTCGGGAGGGTCTACCATAACCCTTTCGCAGTTTTCATCTGATATGTGGACGAATACTTCGAACATATATAACAGCGGTTCAAAGACCGTAAAAAGCGGCGTTCCCAACGGTACCCTAGACACGATTTTAGCCCAAGGAGGGGGCTATTCTCGCTCGTATTCAATAACAGTAGATCAAGAAGATACAACGCCGGATCCATTCGGCCTAACCGATAAAAACAACATAGACCCGAAAGCACTAGTCAACCTAGGTACCGTGAGAGTTACCGGCATAAACAAAGGCGTTAGCGCTAGCATAAGCGGAACCGGCAGCCGAAAGGTTTACCTAACCAAGAACTATAAGCCAGCGCAATATACAAGCGTAGGAGTTTCAAACGGAGACTACGTAACGTTCTACGCCGAAGCCGAATACGACTACAACGAAATGCAAAGGACGATAACCGTTACAATCGGATCCAGAACGGAAACGATAAAAGTAACAACCAGGAAGTGGCCCCTGCCAGAGCAAGTCATAAATATAGGCATAAGTTCGCCCCAGGACATTTTACTAAAATCCCATATAGCGACGTTTTTTGGTGGGGAAACCGAGCCACTAATCACGGACTACCTAAGAGGGGGCGGCCTGGTACCATCGATACAGCAAAACGAGCATGTACCCACATCACCACCGATAACACTAAAAGACCTATACGACACGGCCAGTGCGCTTTACTTCATCTACAAGCCGCCCGATAAGCGAGAATCGGCCAACACCCTGCAGAGTGGTAAAACCATAGAATTGCTATGGAACGTAGTGGACGATTACAACGTAGGGTACGGGAAACTAGCCGAGTACCTAGAATACAGGTACGAGTACACATCAGACGGCAGCGAACTAGCCAACGGTAACGGTTCACCAAGCGACGCAACGCTACAGAGTACAACCGGCAACCCAGGTACCTGGTCGCAAAACAACGGAGCCGTTTGGATAACCGCAAGCGCCCCGACCTACTCAGAGCGGCACTATAAAGGAACGCTAACGATTTATTGTAGAAACGCGATAGACACATCGTTAGTAATAAGCCGCACCGTTGATTGGTCGATATTTTTCTACGGGCCATAAGTGCAAAGTACGGGTATTTAAACCCGTACTTCATCGTTAAATTCTAGCCACAAACAAAAAACAACGAAGGCGAAAACA